TGAGCAGAAGGGCATGCGAGTATCCGTTATCACTCCCTCACGTTTCCACGCCGGTGAGCCGCTCGAACAAGCGCCTCCCCCTTTCCTTTGTCTGCCCGAAGGCGAGATGCCACACTCCTTGCATCTCCACTTTCTGCTCTCGGCCCTCGTAATTAGCTGGCAAGAACCACTTCTTACGACGCTTAGGGGTCAAGAGCTCCCTTTCCTTCTCCCACAACCCTTTGGGCCTATGACTCAGGGCGTACTTGTATCGGCGAGCCGTCTTCATACTTAAAGAACTAATGAAAGTTCTCGAAGACGGCTGCTGATTTGTCCTACGCCCCTCGTTAAAGAGGAGCTCGTAAAGAGCTATCCTCTCCTCGTACGTTGTCTCTTCGGAGACTTGTACGAGGCGGTCATCCAAGGGTACACTCCGGGGCGAGGGTAATTGACGGTACCACCGTTGGGTCCGGATCTGCTTGTAAACGTTGGGAATCCATGACGGCATCCCGAGATCCTCCATACGGACGTGGTATCTCTTACAGATACCGCTGAGGCTAAAGGCGTCCATCCACTTAGGACCTGCTTTAATGCAGGCAGTGGCCAAATGACGTAGCCCCGCCACGGTATACGCCGCGCCCCCCCCCCTCCGCAGGTTCTGGACCTCCTTCCAGTCTTTTCCTTTTCTTAAAAACGTCGTCGAGTTGATCTCGGCGACTACCTGGGAGACGCAAGTCTTCTGAAAATTAATCTTAAACCCTACGGGGTAGCGGTTCAAGACTTCTCTGCTTGCGCTCGAAATCAGGCAATCATCGCCGTTAACCAGAATCGACGAGCTGGACCCTCTTGCTGCCCACTTAGCGGCGCAGTAACTTGTCAAGCAGAGGAGTGGAAAAGAGAGGTAGGTGCCCATCATCTGCCCGAACGTCACCGTTGAGCCGCGTACTGTTGGGTACAACGACTCGCAGGCGAGTTGTTTCACACGACCGGGGATCGATGTGGCGCGCGACAATATCACACCGAGCAAAGCTTCGGTGACATCCAAGCGCAGCCCATCGGTTGCTCCCACCAAGTCCACGGAGGTTTGCCACTCATGGCGGCAAACGCGCTTAATCCGTGAACTTTTAGGTGGTCCCTTAAGAAGCCATCCTGTCCTAGACAGTCTATCATATATGGCTTTATGAAGGGGGCCAAGGAGGTCGTACTCGACGGAAGGTATGCCGAGAGGGCGTACCTTCCCGGTACTAGGGACCTCCTTATAGCGGAGACGAAATCTGCCTTTGACAGAAGAAGGCATTCGACCGCGTCGGACTGCGACCTGAAACTCAGTTCTGCTACTATTGCTAGCCCACCAGCCTGAACCCGTTGTAAGAGGTTCCTCTCTCGCGGAGGCTGATGGTATGAAGCTTTCGCAGAAACTGGTGTAGTTTCGGTCCCAGCCGACGGGGAAGAAGCGTCGACACTGTCTTCTGCAGAATTCCCGGAAGTTGGGGGTGGCCTCGGGGGGCGTGGCTTGGCAGGCGTTGGCCTTCCACGCAGGGAACCCCGAGGGGGGGGGGTGTTTCTCGCAAGTGAGATTTGGGAGCGCGCGTTTAATAGACGATAATGACTGAGCGAAGAGCCATCTATCGTAGCGCCCCAACCTTACGAGGTGAGGGAAAGGGCCGTCCCACCCGAGCTGGGCTCGGGGGAACGGCAGGGAGAAAGGTTTCTCCCCGGGGGGAGAAAGGAGATGAAGGAGATATTTGCCAAGATCGGCGGGTCCTAGGTCCGGTAGCTCACCTTTAGCAAGGTGAAAGCGAATCCGAACGACCTTCAGGCCCGACCTTATGGTCTCCTTAGTACGACGCTCGTTGACCGAGCAAGTACACCGTACGTTGGTACGGTGCTCGCTGGTCGAGCGTCGTACAGTTGGAGAGGGCACCGTCGCCGGTTTTATCCCTCCCGACCATCGTGCTGGTTCACGACTTCGTACCATAACCGCAAAGTTTCGTCGTTAGACTTCGGAGCGGTATAGCACAGGTATTTTGCGCTGGTCGCAAAATAGCC